ATGCCGCAATGATGTACAAGGCCGCTGATTTCGTAGGTATGCTGTTTTTGGCCAGAGATGTGGCGCACAGCGTCCACCTCAACACCCGCAGCTACTCTAAGCACGTTGCGCTCAATATTTTTTACGAGCGCATCATTGGCGCGGCAGATGATTTTGCTGAAGCCTACCAAGGCCGTCATGGTTTGATGGGGCCAATCACACTGCATTCGGCAACCAAAACATCCAATATCATTGACTTTTTGCAAGGCCAATTGGATGACATTGAAAAATGCCGCTATGACGTAGTGGACAAAACTGATATGTCATTACAACAGTTGATTGATAATATCATTGAGATTTATCTGCGTACCCTCTATAAACTTCGCTTTTTGGCATAAGGACACATCATGGCAAATTACAAAGCTCTCACTGCCACATCACAAGTAAAAGTTGGTGCAGGCAAACTCAAAGGCATTTTTGTCAGTTCTGGCACATCGCCTACTGTTGCTGTTTACGATAGTGACACGGCCAGCACCAGCGGCACCACATTGATTGCGACGTTTACCGCAGCTTCCCCAGGCAACTACCCGTTGCCAGGCGACGAAGCAGGCGTATACTTCAGCAAAGGACTCTATGTTGTATTGGGTGGAACAAGCCCAGTTGCGACAGTTTTGTTTGATTAACTGTACTGGTGCAGATCACCAGGGAATCTTAGGATTCAAAAATGACTGAAGAAGTCCAACAACCCTTAGCGGAAGTAGACTCCGCGCCCGCAGCAGAAGTGACGGCCACTCCTGAAGCAAATGTAAACGCGCCGGAAGTCGCTGATGAAGCAAAAGAATCGAGGGTTTTTACCCAAGAAGAACTTGATGCAGCAATTGGCAAAAGGCTTGCAAGAGAACAACGTAAGTGGGAAAGAGAGCAGACTCAACGTCAAGCGGAAGCCCAAACGCTGAGAGCGCCAGCAAGTATCCCGTCAGTCGATCAGTTTGAAAGCACTGAAGCCTATGCAGACGCATTGGCATATCAGAAAGCCGAACAACTGCTTGCCCAACGAGAACAAGCACGGCAGCAATCTGCAATCATTGAGTCTTATCACGAACGCGAAGAAGAAGCTCGGACAAAGTACGACGATTTTGAACAAGTCGCCTACAACCCGAAACTTCCAATTACTGACGTGATGGCTGAGTCGATTCGCGCCTCGGATATTGGCCCTGAAGTAGCTTACTACCTCGGAGCAAACCCCAAGGAAGCGGAACGAATTTCTCGTCTTGCGCCTATCGTGCAGGCCAAAGAAATTGGGAGAATTGAGGCCAAGATGGCCAACGATCCTCCCGTGAAACGAACTTCGTCTGCGCCAGCACCGATTTCGCCGGTCACTGCTCGCTCCTCTGGAGGCCCAGCTTATGACACTACTGATCCACGGTCTACCAAGACCATGACGGATTCGCAGTGGATTGAAGCTGAACGAGCAAGACAACGAAAAAAGTGGGAATCGCAAGTCAACCGCTAAACAATTTTTGAAGGACTTTTTTCATGGCTAATAGTATCTTAACGATCGACATGATCACCAGAAAAGCTCTTGAGATTCTCGAGAACAACTTGGTGCTTACCCGTAACGTAAACCGTCAGTACGACGACAGCTTCGCTGTTGAAGGTGCCAAGATCGGTTCTACACTGCGTATTCGTTTACCCGACCGCGCTCTGGTAACTGACGGTGCCGCCCTGCAAGTTCAGGACGACAACGAACAGTACACCACCCTGTCTGTTGCTTCACAAAAGCACATCGGCGTGAACTTCACCTCTGCTGAGTTGACCATGCAATTGGACGATTTTGCAGAACGTGTTCTGAAACCTCGTATCAGCCAATTGGCCTCCAGCATTGATGCTGACGTTGCCAACGCTTACAAAACCATTGGCCAATCTGTCGGCACTCCTGGCACCACTCCTTCTACTTCTTTGGTGCTGTTGCAAGCCCAGCAGAAGCTGAACGAATCTGCTGCTGTGATGTCACCACGTTACGCAACAGTTAATCCTGCTGCAAACGCTGGTTTGGTTGAAGGCATGAAAGGTCTGTTCAATCCTACAGACACTATCAGCAAGCAATTCAAGAACGGCATGATGGGCACTGGCGTGTTGGGATTTGACGAGATCAACATGTCTCAGTCAATCAAGCAACACACTACCGGCACCCGCGCTGCTACTGGCAACACCACTGGTGCTGCGGTAACAACTGAAGGCGCATCCACTCTGACATTGACTGTTGGCTCTGGTGAACTTTTAGCTGTTGGTGACGTGTTTACCATTGCTAGCTGTTTTTCTGTGAACCCGCAAACCCGTGAATCCACTGGTTCGCTGTTCCAGTTTGTGGTTTTGGCATCAACAACTGTCACCACAACTGCTACTGTGACCGTGGCTCCTATGTATTCCAGCGCACACGCATTGGCTACTATGGATTCACTGCCTGCCACTAGCAAAGCCGTCGTGTTTATTGGCACGGCCAGCACTCAGTACCCACAGAACTTGATTTATCACAAAGACGCGATCACTTTTGCGACCGCCGACTTGTTGTTGCCTCAAGGTGTCGATATGGCTGCTCGCGCAGTTCATAACGGTATCAGCTTGCGCGTTGTTCGTCAGTACGACATCAACAACGATCGTATGCCTTGCCGTATCGACGTTCTGTATGGCTACAGCACAATTCGTCCACAGATGGCTTGCCGTCTTTGGGGTTAATCAATAATTCTTTTTGAAGGAAAATTATCATGGCATTCCCTAATGGTTCTGGCGGTTACCAACTCGGTGACGGCAATCTAACTGAAATTCAATTTCAGCCTCAAGCTGCGCCTACTGCTATTCCCGCAGGCGCTGCAACATTGACAGCGGCTCAACTGGCTACCAAAATTATTCTTGGTTCACCAGGCACGTCGGCAGCGGCATACACATTGCCAACTTGCGCTTTAATGGACGCAGCTTTCCCAAGCGTGCCCGTCAATGGAAGTTTTGATTTCAATATCATCAACGTGGATGGCTCTAGTTCTGGTGTTATTACCGTAACTACGGCTACTGGTTGGTCAATTGGTTCATCTGGCTCACAAGGTTTGATGACGATTGCCGCAACTGCTGGCACTTCGGCAGCTTTCCGCGCGCGCAAGACAGGCGACGCTACTTGGTCTTTGTATCGTATGTAAGCAAATGGGGGCTTCGGCCCCTATTTTTCAAAGGATTAAAAAATGGGTAATACCAAATCAATTGGCGTTGCATACAGTGACCAAGACATTGACGGCGGCACCATTGGTGCTGTTACGCCATCGACTGTTGTTGGTACTACCGTTTACGCTACAACCGAAATTGGTTACGCGGCAGCGGCTGAAGGTACTGTAACGCAGTTAACGGACAAAGGAACAGGGGTAACTCTGAACAAGTCTGCGGGCCGCATCACAATGAATAACGCAGCATTGGCAGGCAGCGCTGCTGTATCGTTCATTTTGACCAATAGCTTGATTTCCACCAATGACACGCTTATTGTGTGTGTATCGAGCAATACTACCGGTAGTGCTGCAGGGGCGTACACCACTTACGTTTCTTATCTGGCTGCTGGTTCTGCTTTAATCACGTTGCGAAATTTGACTACGGCTACTTCATACTCTGAAGCTGTCATCATCAATTACGCTATCATCCACGGCGCTTAACCAAACGGGGGCCAAAAGCCCCCGTTCTTAAATTATGGCTGTTATTTACATGTCTCATGAAGTTCACGGTGCCAAGGTTGCAACTATGGAACTTGAAGCGTTAGCAGATGAAAAAAATGGCTGGGTGCGATATACTTTAGACACGCCTGTTGAGGCGGCTCCTGTCGTCAACGAACTGGAAGTCAAACGTCGTCGTAGCCGATCACCAGAGGTGGTCGAACAAGGAGCTTAAACATGGCCACATACACTGCTGGCGATCAAATCAATAGATCATTGCGATTGCTTGGTGTGTTGGCTGAAGGTGAAACACCTTCCGCGTCCGTATCCCAAGACGCATTGATGGCGCTCAACCAGATGATCGACTCATGGAATACTGAGCGGTTAGCTGTTTTTAATACGATTGATCAAACATTTACTTGGCCTGCTGGCGAAATTCAACGCCATCTTGGCCCCACAGGTGAATTTGTTGGTGTTCGGCCTGTGTTATTGGACGATGCAACCTACTACCGCGACCCAGGCACCAACGTGTCTTACGGCATCAAATTCATCAATCAACAGCAATACGATGGCATCGCTGTTAAAACCGTGACTTCCACTTATCCACAGGTTATGTGGATTAACATGGAATACCCGAATATTCAGATGACGGTTTACCCCAAGCCCACACGGGACTTGGAATGGCACTTTATCAGTGTGCAAGAGTTGGATCAGCCTGCCACATTGGTAACTCAAATTTTGTTTCCCCCAGGCTATTTGCGGGCGTTTGTTTACAACTTGGCAATGGAAATTGCGCCTGAGTTTGGCGTTGAGCCAAGCCCACAAGTCCAGCGAATTGCAATGACCAGCAAGCGCAATCTGAAGCGCATCAACAATCCTGACGACATCATGTCAATGCCTTACGCCCTCATTGCGTCGCGTCAGCGTTTCAACATCTATGCTGGCAATTACTGATGAAGACACCGATTCTTGGTTCCAGCTACGTTGCCCGCAGCGTCAATGCTGCCGACAATCGCATGGTCAATCTGTATCCAGAAACCACGCCAGATGGCGGTAAGGAAGCGGCTTTTCTGATGCGCTGCCCTGGGCTTCAATTCTTGCAAACTATTGGCACAGGCCCGATCCGAGCCCTTTGGGCGCATCAAACCAATGGGTCTGATTTTTATGTCGTATCTGGCTTGGAAGTGTACAGAGTTACAGGGTTAACCGATGTGCCTATATTGTTGGGAAATGTGACCGGCACTGGCCCAGTGTCAATTGCTGACAATGGCACCCAGATATTTTTTGCTTGCAATCCTGACAGTTACATCTACAACGAAGTCACCAACGTATTTGCCCAGATCACTGACCCAGATTTTCCTGGTGCGGTGACCGTGGGCTACTTGGATGGCTATTTTGTGTTCAATGAACCGAACAGCCAAAGAATTTGGGTAACTTCGTTGTTTGACGGTTTGTCGGTCAACCCATTAGATTTTGCCAGCGCCGAAGGCTCACCCGACGGTTTGGTAGCCATTACAGTAGATCATCGTGAAGCATGGCTATTTGGCACTGACTCAATTGAAGTCTGGTACGACGCGGGCTTGGCTGACTTTCCGCTGACCCGCATCCAAGGCGCGTTCAACGAAATTGGTTGCGTAGCTGCGTTCTCAGTGGCCAAGCTCGACAATGGCTTGTTTTGGCTGGGCACTGATGCCCGTGGTCAAGGTATTGTTTACCGAGCCAATGGCTACACTGGCCA